GACAGGCCCTAGAAAATAAAGTAGAAGAGGAGGAGGAAAATCAGGAGCAGTTAGATGCCCTAGATCCAGAAGAGTCTACATTTAAGAAACGATATGGAGATCTTCGTAGGCACTCCCAACGTATACAAGACGAACACAAAAAAGAGATAAAAAAGCTAGAGAAACAGATAGAGGCACTGGCTAATAAATCTGTTAAACTACCTAAGACAGAAGAAGAAATATCTGCATGGTCGCAGAAATACCCAGATGTTTCTAAGATGATGGAGTCTATAGCCCTCAAAAAATCTACTGAAGTATCTTCAAGTATTAAAAAAGAGATGGAAGAGCTACAGGAAATGAAGAGGGGCGTAGTTCGTGAGAAAGCAGAGAGCGAATTAAAAACGCTACACCCAGACTTTGAAGCAATCCGTAAAGACCCTGCTTTCCATGAGTGGGCATCTGTACAACCTAAATGGGTACAGGAAGCACTGTACGACAATGACTCAGACGCATATGCCTGTAGTAAGGCAATCACTCTGTATAAGGCAGAGAATAAATTACTAACTAAAAGACAAAAACCATCTGAGGCAGCATCTAACGTATCTACTAAGGGTATGCCCAAGGCAGATGCAGATGCAGTAAAAAAAGGTACATTTAGAGAGTCTCAAGTGGATAAAATGTCTGCTGCACAGTATGAAGCTAATGAAGAGGCAATTACTAATGCAATACGCAACGGAACATTTATTTATGATATTTCTGGTGCAGCACGATAAAAAAAGGTTGACAATGCATATTTAATATGTATAACTATACCTTACATCACATACTGATGTCCTCATCGTAAGATGACTACACACTGGTATGTTACTTCATAAAATTAGAAGTAGGTTAGCTACCATTTTACTAGTTGGCCCCTTATCTCTAATTAAGATATGGACACCCAATAAACAGCGAAATGCCCTGAACTTACATGATATAAGCTATCATAGGAGGGAACCAATATGGCTTTTAAAACAGCTACTGGTTACGGAAACCTTCCGAATGGCAACTTTTCACCTGTAATTTACAGTAAGAAAGTGCAATCGGCATTTCGTAAAACCAGTGTATGCGAGGACATTACCAACAATGATTATTTTGGTGAGATCGCTAATTTCGGTGATACAGTTCGTATCATCAAAGAACCAGAAATAACGGTTCAAGAATACGCCCGTGGCACACAAGTACAGCCACAGGATCTACAAGATGATGACTTCACTCTAGTTGTCGATAAAGCAAACTACTTTGCTTTTAAAATTGATGACATTGAAGATGCACATTCTCATGTAAACTTTGAGTCAATGGCAACTGATAGAGCAGGTTATCGTCTAAAAGATCAATTTGACATGGAAGTATTAGGTTACTTAACAGGTTTCAAACAGGCTTCACTTAGCTCTGTTGCAGGAACCGCTAGAGTAGCTGCTGATAAATCAGGTACTGATCCTATTGCAGGAGCAGCAGCCAACGGTTTGTTAGCTTCTATGTTAATTGCACGTAACAGCTTTGTTTCAGGTGGTGCTGCTACCGACTCAATCGCTCTACATCCAGACGGATCTACTGGTGAAGCAACTCCCTTGGAAGTGCTAAACCGTATGGCTCGTTTACTCGATCAGCAAAATGTTGACCGTGATGGACGTTGGGTTGTTGTCGATCCAGTGTTTGCTGAACAGCTTAATGACGAAAACTCTAAACTATTGAACAATGATTTTGCTTCAGGTAGTACAGACATTCTACGTAATGGTCGTATTATTTCTGGCATGGTTCGTGGTTTCAGAGTATATATGTCAAACAACCTTCCTTCGGTAGGTACAGGCCCAGCTACCATTGATACTAATGGTTCAAGCGCACATTATGGTGCTATTGTTGCTGGTCACGACTCTGCCGTTGCTACTGCTTCGCAAGTAGAAAAGGTTGAAACATATCGTGATAATGACAGCTTTGCTGACATAGTTCGTGGTATGCATCTGTATGGTCGCAAGGTTCTTCGTCCTGAAGCACTAGTTCGCGCTCACTACAACATTGCTGGTTAAGGGGAGAATAGACAATGGCTACTTTTGACCTTACCGCTTCATCTACCTCTGGTGTTGGTGCAGATGTTTCTGCTGTAATGCCGGGTCATTATGGTAACAATGTAATGTACAATGTCGAGGCATACCTTGACGTAGCTGCATTAATTACTGCTGGTAACTCAATAGCTGACGGAGATATCTTTCAGTTACTAGAAATACCTGCTGGTACATTGGTACTTAACGCTGGTGCTGAAGTTATGACAGCTTTTACTGCAAGTGTAACTGCTGACATTGACTTTGCTGCTGGTGATGACATTGTTGATGGTGCTGACGTTACTTCCACTGGCTACTGCGCTGCTGGAACTAATGGACAAACCAATACAGTTGTTGGCTCTGCTGCTTCAACTTACACTCAATTTATCGGTACTACAGATACTATTGATGTTAAGTTAGCAGGAGCTGCTGCTGCTGTTGGTGTACTACGAGTATATGCTACTTGTATTAACTGCAACGCAAATGGTCAAAAACCAACTGCTGCTGCAAGAGATGCTTTGGCATAATAAAGTATTGTGGGGTAGTTCTGTATTGGGGCTACCCCCTTCTTTAATTTAGGTGGGATATGGCTACAACATTCTTAACATTAGTTAATGATACACTTAGACGTTTGAATGAAGTTGAATTAACAGCAGTTGATTTTCCTACTGCTACAGGCTTTCGCGCACAAGTTAAAGATGCAATAAATTCTTCAATACAAGAAATATCTCAGAGGGAATTTGAGTTCCCTTTTAACTTTACTGCTGGTTCTTTGACATTGGTAGTAGGTACACAAGAGTATGCATTAGAATCTGACTTTAAAATAGCTGATTGGGATTCTTTTAGAATTAACTATGATGCAGATAATAATTACTCAGCACGTAATCTTAAACTAATAGATTATGATACTTTTATAAAAAGATTTTTTGAAAGAGATTCAGAAGCTAGTACAGGTGATTATGATCAACCAATATATATTTATCGTACATTAGATAATAAAGTTGGATTTACTCCTAGACCTGATGCTGCTTATAGTGTAAGTTATAGTTACTTTGCCTATGCTACGGATCTTGTAAATGCTACAGATAATATGTCTATTCCTGATGCATACAAGCACGTAGTTATAGATGGTGCATTGTATCATTGTTTTATGTTTAGGGACAATGCTCAACAGGCACAATTAATCAAAGCAAGATTTGATGATGGCGTTGATCGTATGAGAACTCTATTAATTAATAGATTTACTGATGTTAGAGATACTCGCGTTAGCCGATTAATAAATGTACCACATGGTAATGGTTAATGGTAGACGCTTTAAAGGATGTAACTGTCCTAGCTAAAGGCGGTTTATTTACTAATGAAGATGCGTTAGCATTAGCAAATACTAATCCTGGTTCAGGTATACGTATGTTAAATATGGAAGTATCTCAGTTTGGTGGATACAGACGTATTAATGGTTATGCTGATTATGATTCTAGTCACGGTACTATATCAGGTGTAGGTCCAGTAATAGGTCTTTGGATACTAAATGGTATACCTTATGCAGCCAGAAGAAATATAAAAGATAATAACGGATCGTTAGGTACTAATCCTTTTGCAGTTACAAATGGTAGTGCTACTATAACTGTTACCCAAAGTAGTCATGGATTAGCAGTAGGAGATAGAGTTCAATTTTCAGGGTCTGCTGCTGTTGGTGGAATTACTCCTAATGGAGTAGATATGGCAGTAGCATCAGTAGTTAATGCAAACATCTATACTGTTATTTTTACATCTGCCGCATCATCAAGTGCTACTGGTGGTGGAAGTTCAGTAGCATTTAAAGTAAATGCAATTACACAAGATTTACCAGACAATCCTTTTGCAGTATCTAATGGTAGCGCAACAATAACAGTAACACATAATAGTCACGGACTAGCTGTAGGACACAAAGTAACATTTACAGGTAGTGCAGCCATAGGAGGTATAACTCCAAACGCTGTAGAAATGGCAGTAGTATCTGTACCTGATGCAAACACTTACACAGTATCATTTACTTCTCTTGCTACATCTACTGCAAGTGGCGTTGGTGGTACATCAGTAACAGCTACATACAGTCAATCATATTCTATATATAAATATACCACTTCTGGTTGGACTACAATAGCTTCTAATAGATCTAACATTAATGTATTAAAATTAAGAGAAAGTATAAATTCATTTACAGGTTCTGAGTCTGTTATAATTTGTGATGGAACTAATACACCCGCTAAGTTTGACGGTTCTACTTTTTCTGAACATACAACATCAGATGATGCTTCCCCAGCAGGAGCTTCGATGACAACAGACTTTAAAAATCATCAGTTCTATGCAGGATTTCCTAGTACAGGATTAGGTGGTAACAAATTACTTTTTAGTGAACCAAATGTAGATAATAGATTTAGAACAGCTAGTGGATCAGGCTCAATTAACGTAGGTTTTAATATAACAGGTATAGCAAAGTTTAGAGATAGTTTATATGTTTTTGGTAAAAATAAAATAAAAAGACTAACAGGATCTAGTACATCCGATTTTGCTTTAGCTGAAGTAACAAATAATATTGGTTGCATTGCTACAGATAGTATAATAGAAATAGGTGGTGATGTATTATTTTTAGCCTCTGATGGTATTCGCCCTATTCAAGGTACTGCCAGAATTGGTGACGTAGAACTTGAAACTATTTCTAAACCTGTACAACAGTTGCTGCAATCACTGCCTAGTACACACGATTTAGATAATATGTCTTCTGTGGTTATTAGAAATAAATCTCAGTTCCGTTACTTTTTTCCTAAGACAACTACAGCAGCTGCTGATACAGCAGGTATAATAAGTGGTCTTAGGTTTGCAGATAGAAGAGTAGGTTGGGAGTTTGGTGAGTTACTAGGTATAAGAGCATTTGTAGCTACTAGTGGTTTAATCAATGATATTGAAGTTGTATTACATGGGGATCTAAATGGTGAGATATATCAGCAAGAATCTGGTAGTACTTTTGATACTGCTGATGTTACGGCAGTTTATGCATCTCCCTTTCTATATTTCGACTCTACCGAAAAACGCAAAATATATCAGCATATCACCTTATTTACTAGGCCAGAAGGAGAATCTACAATTAACTTAGGTATTGCTTATGATTGGGATGATCCTAATACGCCAAACCCAAATACGTATTCTTTAACAACAGCAGGTTCATTAGCAAGATATACGACTACAAATAGCACATATGATGCTACATTTAAGTTTGATGGTTCGACTAGTCCAGTACTAGAGACTAATGTCCAAGGATCAGGGAGAGCTATATCTTTGGTCATAACATCAACAGGAACCCAAGCACCTTATAGTGTTAGTGGGTTCTCCATAACATACCAGGATGCAGGATACAGATAATGGCAGGATATACTAGACAATCAGCAGCGCAAATAGTTAGTGGTGAGGTTATATCAGCAGCACCAATTAATGCAGAACTTAACCAAGTTTTAGCAGCTTTTAACGAATCTACAGGTCACTCACATGATGGTACATCAGCAGAAGGTCCACCAATAGATAGAATAGGTGATGCTGATCAGAATAACAAGATACTTATAGATACATCTAATGATCATTTAGAATTTTATACACAAGTAAGTTCTTCTTCCGTACAACAACTACGAATACAAGATGGTGCTATTGTTCCTATAACAGACAATGATATAGATTTAGGTACAGCATCATTAGAATTTAAAGATGTATTTGTAGATGGCACTGCACATATAGATACTCTTGATATTGATGAAAATGCTACTATCGCTGGTACATTAGGCGTTACTGGTGCGCTTACTGGATCTAGTACAGTACAAGGAACGACAATAACTGCCACAACTGCATTTGTACCTGATGCATCTGATGGTGCTTCTTTGGGTACTACATCATTAGAATTTAGTGATTTATACTTAGCAGATGAGGCTGTAATAGCACTAGGAGATGACCAAGATGTTACTCTTACCCATGTTGCTGATACTGGAGTACTTCTTAATTCTACTAATAAGATACAGTTTAATGATGCTTCACAATTCATTCACGGCTCTAGTGCTACTGTTCTTTCTCTTGGAGCTACAGATGAGATTGACCTTACAGCTACTGCAATAGATATAAACGGTACAGCAGACATTAGCGGTAATACGGCTGTAGGTGGAACACTTACTTCTACTGGTAAGATTACTGCTGATGCTGGTATTGATATAGATAACTTTAACATTGATGGTACAACTATAGCATTATCTTCTGGTGATATGACTGTAGATGCTGCTGGAGATATTATACTAGATGCAGATGGTGCTGATGTATTACTAAAAGATGATGGTACTCAATATGGTGCATTAACAAACAACTCAGGTAACTTAATAATTAAATCTGGTTCTACTACTGCTGCTACATTTACTGGAGCTAACACTGCACTAGCTGGAACTCTTAGTGCTACTGCAATTAGTGTAGGTGATGGTAACATAACTAACGTAGGTGATATTGCTGTTGACTCTATCTCTGCTGATGATACTGATATTAATGTAGCTGTAACAGATAACTCAGCTACTGCATTTACAATTAAACAGGGATCAGATGCATATCTTATTGTTGATACAGCTAACAGCAGTGAGTCTGTATCTATCGGTACTGGAGTATCTGGTACTGCTGTAACAATAGGACACGGTACATCTGAAGTAACTATAGGCGATAACTTAACTGTTGCAGGTAATCTTACAGTTCAAGGTACACAGACAGTTGTAGACACTGTTACGATGAATGCAGAGAATGCTGTAGTATTTGAAGGTTCTACTGCTGATGAGAATGAAACTACACTTACTATAATAGATCCTACTGCTGATCGTACCATTAACCTACCTAACCAATCTGGTACAATTCCAGTACTAGCTGCTGTAAGTACAACTCAAATCACATCTACGCCAGAAGAACTAAACATACTCGATGGTGTTACATCTACTGCTGCTGAGTTAAATATACTTGATGGGGTTACATCTACTGCTGCTGAACTAAACATCATGGATGGTGATACAACAGCTTCAAGTACTACAATAGCAGATGCAGATAGAGTAGTTGTCAATGATAACGGAACCATGAAGCAAGTAGCAGTTACAGATTTATCTGCATACTTTGATGATGAAATAACTGCAATGCCTAATCTGGTTTCTACTGGTGCATTAAATGGTGGTACTATTACTTCTGGCTTTGGTGCAATCAATAATGGCTCATCTAACATTACAACAACAGGCACAATATCTTTTGGATCACTTACGGATGGTTCTGTAACAATTACAGACATAGCTGATGAAGATGACTTTAGTAGTAATAGTGCAACTAAACTAGCTACACAACAAAGCATCAAAGCATATATAGAAGCTAACAGGGATGTTCAAGGTGTTCAAGCTACTGGAGCAGAAATAAATACATCCTCTGATGGAGATACTACAGTCGGTACTACAGCAGTTGCAGGTGGTGATGGAATTGTCACTAACGATGCAGGTACAATGAGACAAACATCTGTAGATACATTTGATACTTATTTTGCTGGTACTACTAAGACACTTACAAACAAAACACTTACTGCACCTAAGATAGTTGATGGTGGTTTTATTGCTGATGCAAATGGTAATGAAGGTATAGTATTACAAACAGCTAGTTCTGCCGTAAATGCTTTAGAGGTAACTAACGCAGCAACAGGTGGATCTGTAGTTGTCGGAGCTATGGGTGATGATTCTAACATCGACATAGACATTACACCAAAAGGAACTGGTGAAGTAAACATAGCAGCAGGTAACTTAAACTATGCAGGTACAGCAGTTACATCTACTGGTGCAGAATTAAATAAACTAGATGGATACAATGGATCTGTAACTGAATTAAACTATCT